TCAGGGCTTGGGGGGGATGACGAATCCCCGCACGGGCCGCTGCTCCTTCGGGTCACGCGCGGTCGGCTGCTGAGTGCGCTGCCACGCGGCTACCAACTCTGCATAGCGCGGGTCGATCCATTCGGACTCGGACACGGCGCCTCCCTTCACGCGGGCAGGCTACGCCACGCCGGGCTTCTTCGGTTTCGGCTGCACGACGATCGTGCATTCCGGGGCGTGCTGGCACTTCGCTGCCACCGAAGCCACCGTCTCGTCGGACGGCGGCCCCCACAGCTCCGCGTCCGCCTCCCACCCGAGCTCCGCGATCTTCTCGCGGGTCCGGTCCAGGATCGGCGGGTCGTAGTTGGTGGGGTCGTAGCCCGGGAAGTGGTGGACGAAGCTGCCGAGGGACTCGCACAGTTCGGCGTACATCGCGGTGTGCAGGATGAGGGCGTGCCAGCCCTCGTCCACGATGCGCGAGGGGGCGAGGCCGACGCCGGGGTTCTTCGCGCAGGCCGCGACGAACTTGAGGGCCTCGTCGACGATGCGGCCGGCCATCTCCTCGGCCATGTCCGGGTTGGCGTCCATCACCGTACTGCGGCAGCTGGTGAACCGCTCGTCGGTGATGAGCATGCGGGCGAGCTCCGGCAGGGCGTCGGGAGGCGTCGGGCCGGGGCCGGGGTTCGGAGGTACGCTCACAGGATCTCCTTCGCTCGTAGCGATTGGGGATGGCCCTGCCCGGGCCGGGGTTCTTCGCGGGATTCACCGGCCGGGCAGGGAGTCTGGTGGTTGGTCAGGCGCCCGGACGTGACTGCCAGTACTCCGCGCTCACCCGCACGCCTTCCGCGCAGGGGAGCGCAAGGTTGGCGCCCACCTTGTCCACGGCCGTGCAGGTCGGGCATGAGCTGCCGTGGATCGTCAGGCGCTCGTACTCGGGGCTCCACAGGGCGCCGGCAGGCGGCACGGAAGCGGTGCTGTTCACGCGTCCGGCTCCGGCGCTACGTGGCGCCATCCGGCGGCGATCATGCGGGCGACGTGCATGGGCGCGCAGAGCGCCGCGGGCGAGTCCATGGGCACGGACCAGTAGGTGGCGCGGGGGCGGCTCCACTCCACGGCGTCCGGTCGAGGTACGCCGAGGTAGCTGCCGCGGCCGAGGCAGTCCACGTCCTGGGTTCGCCAGTCGTCGAGGGCCTGGTGCCAGGTCCTCGGCATGCTTGCGGGCACCAGGGCGTAGTACCGCAGGAAGTGGGGGTCGCAGATGACGGGCCCGCCGCCGAGGGTCTCGCGCAGGAACTCGTCCAAACGCGCTGGCTCGGCACTGCCGGCCAGGGCTGCGACGAGGGCGCCGGGGATACGCACGGCGGAGAACAGCGAACCCAACGGCAGCAGCGTCACCTCATGCTGCAGCCATTCCTGCCGGGCCCGGCTGTGCTGTGCGGCTGGCAGCGTGGCCAGCAGCCAGTGTTCCGAAGCTAAGCGGCGGTCGGCCGCGGGGTGCACGAGCACCCGGGGTTCGGCCTCAACTGGCGATAGCGCTGGGGTGCAGCCTCTGGGGGCGTGGCCACCCGTAGAACGTTGTGGCATGTTCGGCTCCATGCACAGACGGTGTGCTTGCAGTCACATCGTGCTGGCATAGAGAGGCCGGAACTATCAAAGGTTCTTGATAGCTCCGGCCACAGCTTGACTGAGCGTCACATACCCAGCCAGGAACCATAGTTGGACACCGTGTCAGGCAGCGCGCGCCTCGCTGCCGAGATGCCGGCGAACGTCTCCCGAACCGTCGGGTGATACCTCGTCTGCTGCGGCGCCAGCTTGCGCGCCTGCAGCAGGCTCGCGAATGCCGCCTCAGTGCGCCCAGTCCACAGCTGCGCCCGGGCCACTTCGGCATAGTGATGCGCCTTACGGGAGGGGAACCAGTCCTCGGGCAGCGTCAGGTCCTTGGCCGTCTGCACCGCCAGGGCGTACTGGTCGAGCTCGGCCAGCACACTCACACGGTGAACGCCCACGTTGGCCGGGCCGAATGACAGCCAGTGCACGCGCTCAGCCGGTCCCGTCCCCTGGGCGATCCGCTCGGCTTCGGCCAGGTGGCCATCGGCCGTGTCGCCGTCCTTGTCGCGTCCCGCCAGTACAGCGGCGCCGAGGTGCAGTTGCCCGGTGAGGACGTCCCGCTCTCGGCCCGGGTCTGCTTGCTGCAGCGTGGTCATGCCGAGCTGCACGAGCCGCTTGCCGGTGCGGTAGTCACTCGCGCGGAGGTAGGCCAGTGCCCGCAGGTACTGGCGCATGCCGCTCAGGATCGGGTCCGACGCCCGGTATGCCGCCCACTCAAGGCGGTCCAGGGCGATCGCCGACAGGTCTATGAACCCGAGCTTGGTGGCGACGTCGTAGGCCGTGCGGTAGGAGCTGGCGAGCGTCTGCCACGCCTCCCGCGTACCTGCGGTGTGCGCTTGAGTGGTCGCCTCGCAGATGAGCGCCGGCAGCGCTGCAGCGGCCTGCTTGATGTTCGTCTCGCGGACGAGCATGCACAGCTCGTTGGCTTGGTCGGCCAGCTCCGCCGGGCCTCGGGGAGTGACATCCGGATCCGGGCCCAAGTCGTAGACGTTGAGGGCCTCGCGGATCGGGTTGATCAGCCCGTCGAGCTGGTCCTGCTGCAGTTCCTCGAGGTAGGGCTGGCCGGTCAGTTCGGTGGTAGGGACGGACAGCGCGCGGGCCAGGGCGCCGATTACGGACGGGCTGGCGGGGATTCGGCCCTGCTCGACTTTGGTCAGCGCGCTGTACGACACGTGGCTGAGGTCGGCCAGCTCGCGCTGGCTCAGGTGCCGACGTTTCCGCGCCCTCGCGATCCGTGCGCCGGTGTGCTCCTCAATGCTCTGTGGCATGCTGAACTCCGTTCTGCTCTCGACATCAGAACCGTACCCCTGTCGGCTCAGGGGTACAGACGATCGGCCCCTGCCCAGAGGTAGGGGCCGACGTATTTCCGGCACACGAAAGGGCCCCTCCCGCCATGGCGGGAGGGGCTGCGGTTCACAGGTATTGGCGTCGGTACGGTTCGAGGCCGGCGGCCAGCGGCCCCGGCGACGGGCTCGGCGAAGGTTCCGGATCCGGGGCCCCGTTGCGCCTGCAGACCAGCGCATCGGGGTCCCAGCTCGGCGCCTGCAGGCTGTAGCCGTCCGGGCAGGTCTGCCCGTCGCGGCCGTCCTTCCCGTCGGCGCCGTCCTCGCCTGCGGGCCCGGGCGGGCCAGCAGGTCCGGCGGGCCCGGGCTCGCCTTGGACGCCGTCCTTCCCGGCCTCGCCGTCTTTTCCGGCCTCGCCCGGCTGTCCGTCGCGGCCCGGGGTGCCGTCCTGGCCCGGCACGCCGGCGTCACCGTCGCTGCCGTCCGTACCGTTGCGGCCTGGGCGGCCGGACGGTCCCGGCTCGCCCTGCGGTCCGGGGATCGGCACGGGGACCTCGGCCCGGGCGGGGAGGTCGTCGACGGCGTCGGCGGGGTCCGGCGCTGCCGGCGTCCCACCGTCCTTCTTGACCTGGGCGCGCAGCAGCCGTACGTCGGTGGCGAGTGTGCTGACGGCCTCGCCGCGGCGGTCGGCCTCCGCGGCAAGCTCCTCGGCGCGGGCCGCCTCCTGGTCGATGCGGGACCAGATGATCAGGACGGCGCCGCTCAGGACGACGAGCGTGCACACGAGCAGCACACTGCGCCAGCGGCGGGCCAGGGTGTGCTCAGCACGCGTCACGGCTCTCCTCCGAGGTGGACAATCAGTGCGCGCAGGCGGGCGATCTCCGCTTGATCGGCTGCGCGCAGGGCGGCCTGCTCGGCCAGCCGAGTGTTGAGGGCGTCGCGCTCCGTCTTGGCGGCCGCGAGCTCCGTCTTGAGGGAATCACGTTCTTCCTGCAGATCGTTGGTGAGCGAGGAGTAGCCGGTGAGCGCGTTCTCTCCTCGCTTACCCACGTAGGCCACCACCGCGCCGACGACCGCGCCCAGCCCGACGAGCAGGCTGCCGAGGGTGGTGGCGTCCAAGGCGGTGGCTCCTTACTGGCCGTGCCGACGCGCCGCGCGCAGCAGGTCCTCGTCGCCGCCCGTCGCTGGCCGGTTGGGCACGCGGTAGACGATGCCCCAGGCGCTGAGAACCGCGAGGGCGATGGTGACTCCCTCAACGGTGGTGATCACACTGTCCTGCACGGCGGTGACCGCCGCGGCGGCGCCGGCCGCCCCGCCAGCGACGAGCGACTTGGCGATGCTGGAGATCCTCATGGTGATCAGCCCTTCACGGTGAAGCCGTAGGCCTTGCCCAGGCGGGTGAGTGATTCCTTGCCGAAGTAGCCGTCGGCGTCCGCGCCGCGGAAACCGCACCGCTCCTGCCACTCTGAGATGGCCGGCCGCGTGCGGGTGCCGAGGGATCCGTCGACCCAGCGCTTCGCGAGGAGACCCGCCTTATACAGGGCGGTCTCGACGATCAGGCTCTCGGCCTTGTAGGTGGTGCCGCCCTGGGGCAGGCCGGGGTCGCGGCGCTGGGCGGCCGCGATGTGGGCCAGTGAGACGACCGGCTTGGACGGGCCGGACGCCGGCGGTGGGGTGGACCTGCCTGCTCGGGCGATGATGGCGGGCAGCAGCTCAGCGCGGAACTGCGCGGCGCGCTTGTCACCGGGGCACTTGGTGCCGGACGGTGACCACTGCGGGTACATCCGGTGGATGCCGTAGCCTCCATCGGATCCGCTGTTGCAGGCCCTCAGCGGGATGTTGTGGGTGCGGTGTGCCCAGACGCCAAGATCGGTGAGAGCTTCGAGCTGCTCGTCCGTCCACGGGTCGGAGGCGGTGGTGTTCGAGGCGGTCTCGACGCTGATGGCGCCGGTCCCGTCGGCCCTGCGGTTGGCCTGGTAGTTGGCGTCGGCGCGGGTAGTGGTGGACAGGTACTGCCCGAGCGACCCGTCGAAGTCGACGCCGAAGTGGGACTCCAGGCTGGTGCTGTTCTTCCAGTAGGCGTACAGACGCTGCTCGTCCCAGGGCGCGACGATGGTGTGAAAGATCATCTGCGTCGGTCTGATGGTGGGCTGCTCGCGGGACTCGGGCTGCAGCTCGAGTCGGACGGCGTTCTTGTACCAGGCCATGGGGCCCTCCAGAGATGACGAAGGCCCCGGCCGACGGGCTCGGGGCGGGGGCGGGCGGGGAGGCTCAGGACGCGGCTTCGTAGACGAAGGTGAGCCGGAGCTGGGCGCCGGCGGCGAGGGTCTCGGGCCGGGTGGGGGTCATGAAGTCGACGCGGGTGTTCGTCGTCGAGATGTTGAAGAAGGGGCTGGTGGTGGTGGCGTTCGGTGAGATGACGATCTCTCCGACCCACCGGTCGGTGCCGAGGAGGTGGGCGTGGCCGACGAGGGACGCTCCCGCGTTGGCGGCCTGGACCGGCAGGCTGAAGCTGTAGTTGCCGGCGCCGTAGGTGGTGGTCGACCCGGTGGTGAGGTTGATGTGGCAGATGACCGTGCGGCCGATCTTCATGTACCGCCCGGCGATGGTGCCGTTGCCCAGGGCCGGGGCGGTCGTCGACGCCGTCCAGGCGGGGGTGTACGTCGTCCAGGCGGCGAACATGCTGTTGAACTGGTCGCGGATCTCCTGGTTCATGGTCGCGGCGCTGACCACCTCGCCGACGACCCAGGTGCGCGGGGCGAACGTCATGCCGGTTCTCCCATCGGTCCCGGGTCCGGCGTCGGCTCGGGCGGCCGGTCAGGGTTGTTCGGGTCGTCGGGGTGCCACCAGTTCCGGAACCCGGGCTTGAGCGGCAGCAGCGGTGCCTCGACGGCGGCGATGTCGTCGGGGAAGATCAGCGCGCACCATCCCCACTGGCACTCGGTGCAGGCGTACCGCGGGTCCGAGGGAGAGACGACCTGCGCTGAGCCGCAGCTGGTGCAGTCGGCGATCCACCGGTTCTGGTTGATGCGCGCGTAGTACGACTCGTCGACGGTGTCCTCGGGCGGGACGGCGCGGCGCCCCATCCGGTACTCGATCCACCGCCACACCAGTTCGGCGGCGGGGACGTCGGCCCAGGCGTCGCGGGGCATGTTGGACGGCGGCAGGTAGAACGTCTCTGCGCGCACGACAGCGATCGGCACGGGCGTCCCCTTCAGTAGGCGAGTCGGGTGGTGGAGTCGAGGACGGAGTAGACCGCGTCGTCGAGGACCCACACGGTGTCGTTGAGGCTGGCGGAGGTGTGGAACTGGATGAGGTGCGAGGCCTCTTTGATCGTCTCGGTGTAGCCCTCGACGGTGACCCGCAGCGTCGAGGCCGGCGCCTGCGCGGGCAGGTTGTACACGGAGAAGTAGCTCGAGATGTCGGCGTCGAGGATGTCCAGGTAGTTGGGCATCGTGTACGCCTCGATGGGCACCTCGCGCAGCTCGGGGCCGGGGTTGGCGTAGCGGGACACCAGCCAGTACGCCGCGTCCAGGACGCTGTTGTCGCTCGTCTTGAGGACGTTGAGGGACTGCTCGTACTCGCCGAACGCCAGGATCGACGAGGGGGCGGTGACGCGCTGGGTGGCGCCGCCCGGCCGCGCGGCCTCGACGATGTTGACCAGCTTCTGGTCGTCGTCGGCCAGCTGCACCTGCCGGGTCTCCAGGTCGGCGTAGTCGATGGTGAACACCTCGGACAGGGGGTCCGGGTTGTAGCGCACGTCGCGGGATTGGTAGGCCAGACCGTAGTAGTCGCGCTCGGCGTACAGCCGCGCGGACTCGGTGGCCTCAACCTCCCGCATCCGGGCCACGACGGAGGACCCGCCCGGTCCTTGGGAGGCGACGGGGTCGTGCGTGGAGCCGTGGACGGTGACCGAGGACAGCCCGGCGTAGCGGGCCAGGCGCTGGATCCGCTCGTCGGCCGGCTCGCCGGAGTAGCCGGTGGTGGCCGCCTCGTAATGGTCGGCGGAGATGGCCGCTCCGATGTAGCCGGTGACGTGATTGATCGCGACGTGGGCGATCTGCCCGGCGAACAACCTCGCCCCGCGGTAGCCGCCGATGTGCAGGGTGCGCAGCGCGGTGGTGTTCACCACGGACAGGGTGAACGGCCCGGCCACGCCGTCGATGTACAGCTGCTTGCTGGTGTAGCCGTCGTGCACGATGTGGTGCCACTGGCCGTCGTTGAGGACGCGCGCGCTGTTGTAGACGGTGAGCGTGCCGCCGGCCTCGGTGTGCTCGATGACCAGCTCGCCGGAGCCGTTGAGGGCCAGGACGTACTGGTGGTCCAGGCTTGGCTCGTACAGGCCGAGGATGGCCCGGCCCGCGGTGGTCGTCTTGAACCAGAGTTCGACGGTCTGGGCGTAGGCGGCGCTGTTGGCCTGGAACGTGGCGCCCAGGTCGCCGGTGAGGTACTTGCCCTGGGTGGCGCTGGCCGGGGTGAAGCTGGCCGAGGTGTCGCCGGTGTCGGGCAGGCCGTCGCTGCCGAAGTCGAGGCTGCCGCCGGAGCCGACCTGGGTGACGGCCAGGGCACCGCAGCCGCCGCCGGAGATGTCCCCGGCCGCCGCCGATCCGGACGGCTCGGTGAGCGGGTAGTACGCGGACACGATGTCGCCGACCCCGGCGACGTCCTGGTGGAGGATCTCCTGAGCCAGCATCGACCGCAGGGCGGGCAGCCGGTTGAGCCGCTTGAAGAGGTCCGTGCACGTCACGGTGACGGTGGAGACCAGGCCTTCCCAGTCGACGGGGAACTGGTTGACCATGCCCCAGAAGCGGGGGCGGATCTCGGCGCCGAGCAGGTCCCACTCGACGTAGTCGCCGGTGCCGCCGGTGCGGGTGCCGGTGAACTCCAGCGCGTGCGTCTGGGCCGGGACCCAGGCCGGGGTGGCGAGGGTGCGGCGCACGGTCCAGATGTAGCCGTCGCTGCTGGTCTCCCAGTAGACCGTCCCGCCGGACTCGCGCACGCGCAGCCACGCGTGGTCGATCGCCGAGTACGTGAGCGGCACCTGGCCGGCGTCGCTGAAGCCGCTCTGGCTGTGGGCGAAGAGCACGCCGGTGGCCGGGTTGTAGGTCCAGCCGATGCGGGTGCCGGCGGTGGTGGACTGCACCCACATCGATGCCGCGCCGGTGGAGGAGCCGTTCGCCGCGGGCACCTTGGCGAGCTTGGCCGTCACCTTTGACCCGGTGAGCGTCCATTCCCGCGCGGTCAGGAACCCGGAGAACGCGCCGGGGTTGCACTGGATCCGGGCCCGGCCGTCGACCTGGACGGCGCCGCCGTAGACGGTGGGCCACCGGGTGGTGTTAACCCGCTCGGCGTCGAAGTCGTCGCCGAGCATCGCCATCGGGTACGGCGCCGCCCCGGTCCTGGTGGGCATGATGGCCACCGAGACGCGGATGGGGGCGTTGCGCCGCACGAACGGGTAGTAGGGGGAGGCGGGGTTGCCCGGGGTGAACCGTCCGTCGGCGTTGTCCAGGCGCAGCGTCGCCGTTCCGGGCTGCGTCTCGGACAGCTCATCCGAGGCGCCCCGGGTGATGGACACCCCCGCCTTCTGGGCGTCGACGTAGCGGCTGATGTCCGTCCACGTGATGGACCACGGGTACTGCACCAGCCCGCCCCACCCGGCCTCGACCAGCAGCGGCACGAGTGATCACCCCACATTCAGTTCGACGTTGAGACCGAAGACCCGCTTGAGCTCCAGCAGTTCCCGGCGGATCTCCCGCGCGGTGGCCACCGGGTCCCGGGCGTCGGTCACGCTGATGTTCACCTGCATCACCCCGCCGCCGGAGGCGACGACGGCGGGCCGCCCCACGGTGTGCCGGGTGGCGGCCATGCGGCCGGTGACGACGCCCAGGGCGCGGTCGACGTGCGGCAGTCCGTCGACCAGGCCGCGGGCCAAGCCCTGCGTGGAGAAGACGCCAAGCTTGGCCATGACGGTGCTGGGGCTCTTGATGCCGAGCGCCTTCTTGATGCTCTTCTGCATCGCCTTGGCGATGTTCAGCATCAGCTTCTCGATGTCCTTCTGCTGGGACTCCAGCCCCTTCAAGAAGCCCTTGCTCGCGTTCTTGCCGGAGTCGTACAGCCGGTCAGCACCGAGCTTGCCGAGGCTGTCGGTCGACTTGTCCAGCTGCGACTGCAGCGAGTTGATCTGCTTGAAAGTGCCCTTGTCCGCGCCGACCAGGGCGGAGGCGTAGGCGTAGCCCGCCTCGGGGCCCATGTTGAGGATCTGCCGCAGCAGCCCCTTGTTCAGGCCCTTCTTCGCGAGCATGTCGATGTACTTGGTGAACTGCTTGACCTGGGCCAGCTTGCTCGCGAGGCCGCCCTTGATGCCGCCGGCGGTGACGCTGTCGGCGTCCATGCCCAGGTTGGACAGGGAGGCCTGGTCGCGGGCCGTCTTGGTGACGTCCTTGGCGTACTGCTTCGCCTCGGCGATCTTCGCGGCGATCTTGTCCCGCTTGGCGGCGGCGTCCAGCAGCTTCTTCGTCTGCTTGTCCACCATCTTGAGCAGGGACGATTCCTTCTTGCCGGTGAACGCCGTCTTGATGTCGTTCGCCAGGTCCTTGGAGACCGCCTTGATCTTGTCGCGGGATCCGGTCAGGCCGCTGATGAAGCCCTTGCCCACGTCCTTCGCCAGGGCCTTGGTCTTCTTCGACGGCGACCGGATCTCCAGCTCGTCACGGATGCCCTGGGTGACCGCGGCCGCCATGGTCCGGGCCGCCGAGTAGACGTCCCCGGTGGAGCGCAGCCCGCCACTCAGCCCAGCCGTGGCCGCCTTCGCCGCGGTGACCGTGCCCGTCATCAGAGCCCGGGTGGTCGTCGAGTCGAACACCCTCGCCGCCTCGCCGAACACGACCAGCTCGGGCCCGTTCTCACCGACCATGGCCATCTCGCCGGCCTCGGGCGTACCGCCCGCCGCGTACTTGGAGTAGCCGCCCTCGCCCCGCACCGGTCGGCCGGAGGTGTTGTTGATGGCGATGGTCTTGCGGATGGTGGTGATCGTGACCGTCTTGCCGGTGATGGCGGCGATCTGCGCGCGGATCGACCGGGCCTGAGCGCTCGCCCGGTCCCGCGCGGACAGGGTGATGGCCTTGCTCTTCAGCGCGTCACGGGCCCGCTGCACCGCGGCGACGTTGTCCTTGGCGGACTTCGTCTCGGCGGTGACCTTGAAACGCCCGTTCGGCAGCTTCGTGACCTTGAATCCCAGGTCTCGCAGCAGCCCGACCGCGTCCTTCGTGAGCGCCTTGACCGTGACGGACTTCGTGCCGGGCGTCTTCTTCATCGCCGCGATGACGCTGTTCAGGCCCTTGACGGCGTCCTCGGTGCGCATCTTCATGCGCAGCTCGGGCTTGGGCATCTTCAGCAGCGTCGACGCCAGGCGTTCGGCTTCCTTCCGGTTGCCGGTGATGGCGGTGATGTTGTCGACGAGGGTCTTGCGGCCCTTGTCGTAGATGCCGGCCACCGTCTGCCAGGAGGCCCCGTTGTCCCGCGCCTTGGCCGCGGCGTCCTCCGTGGCCGTAGCCAGCTGCGACAGGGCGTCGCGGTTCGCGCGGCCCTTCTCACTCCCGACGTCGAGGGTCCGGCCGTTCTGCTGGATCGCCTTGGTGACGTTGTCGATCGCGGCTTCGAACTTGGTCTGCGCATCGAACGCGCTGCGACTCGTCTCGGACAGGGCTTGGATCGACTGGCGCAGCCCGTCCGCGGACATCTTCTGGGCGTTGAGCTTCTCCTGAACGGCCATCGCCTGGGCACCGAACACCCCTTGGGCGTCGGCAGCCAGCTGTGCCTCGAACCGGGCGTCGGCCTGTGCGCTCTTGTACTCGGTCAGCTCCGCCGTGAAAGCCTTGACCTTCGGGCTGTCCTGACCGTAGGCGGCGGTCATCCGCTTCAACGCGGCGGCCGCCAGGTCGGCGTCCCCGTTACGCACCAGATCAGCGAGGGACTTGTCGATCGCGCCGACGTTCTCGCTGGCCTCCTTGACCGGGGTGGAGTCCCAGTCGGCCAGGCCACCCAGACTCACGATCCACTGCTGCACCTTGTCCGTGCTCGACGGATCGGTGAGAGCGCGGACCTTGTCGTACAGACCGCCGAGGTCAGAGCCGAAGTGCTTCGCCGCCTCGCCGGTCACCTTGCCCGTGGCGCCGAGCTGCTTGAGGGAGCCGGTCAGCTTCTCGACATCGGGCGGCGTCTGCCTGCCGATCTGTGACAGCTCACTCAAAGCCACGATCAGTAGGCCGATGCCGGTGCCGGCCATCGCGACCTTCGTGGTCCGCGAAAGCGCGGCGATCGCGCCACGCACCGCAGCGAGCCGCCCGGGGGCAGCGGTGGCCGCGGCGTTCATCGTGATCAGTCCACCGGCCATACCGACCAGCGCTGTGCGCGCTGCGGCCATGCCGAGGGCCGCGGCCTTGGTCAGCTTCAGCGCGATGGCCAGCTGCAGGAAGACGGCGATCGCCCCAGGGGGCACCGCAGACACCAGGCTCGCCAGGACGTCGACGACCTGGAGCAGGCCGACGCCCACGTCGCCGCCCGCCTCGAGCACGTTCAGCAGCGCCGTGCCGACGTGGCGCAGCACGCTCGCCACGGTCGGGCCCTGCGCGCGGGCCCACTCCAGGAACTCGCGGGCCTGGCCGCCGACCTGCTTGCCGTCGCCAACGCGCAGCAGGTGCACCAGCTCGTCGTTCACGCCACGCAACGTCTTCTGCGCGAACGCGGTGAACTTCGAGTTGACCGCGTCGAAGCCGGGGCTGGCGAAGCTGCCGCTGAGGATCGTGATGAACCGGTCGGTCTCGCCTGCCGCCGCCTTCACCAGGCCGCTGGTCTTGGGCAGCAGGGCGTTGGTGAGCATCAGGCCCTTGGTGACCGGGGCCATCGTGTCCCCGGCCAGGGAGTCCGACCAGGCCCGGCCCTCTTCCTTGAGCACGGCCAGGGCCGCGGCCGCCTTGCGGGTCTCCGGCGGCAGCTTGGCCGTCACCTGGGCCAGCTCGGCCTGCGCCTTGGCCGCCTCCGCCGACGACGCACCGCTCTTCTGCACCGCGTCGTCGTACTTCTTCTGCGCGTCCGACACCTCGCCGAGCGCGGCGATCTGCGGGCCGAGGGCGGCACCCATCGCCGCCACCGCGACGGCGACCGTGCCGGCCCCGGCGGCGATCGGTGCCAGCGACGCCGCGGCCGGGATCGCCGCGGGGGCCAGCAGTAGCGCGGCCTTCTTCAGCTCGCCCACGGCCTTGCTGCCGGCGTTGGTGTCGCGCTCCAGGCTGGCGAGGTGGCGGGTGCCGTTGTTGGCGAGGCGCCGGAAGGCCGCGTCCCCGTCGATGGACATGGTGAGCAGGCGGCGGCCGAGCCGGTTGCTGGCGTCCCCGGCCCGGTCCAGGATCCGCGAGAGGTGGTCCTGGCCGGTGAGGATGAAGTTCATGGCCGGCATCGGCTATGCACCGCCTTCCGCCTGCATGGCTGCCTGGTGCTGATCGATCCAGGCGATCAGGTTGTAGAAGTCGGTGACGCTCAGGTCATCGACGTCTCGGGGTGGGATGTGGAGGAGGTGAGCGAAGAGTCCGAGGTAGAGGTCTCGGGCGTGCTCGATGTCGGGCTCAGGCTCGGGGAGTCGTCCGGCGTCTCCTCCGGCTGGGGGCCGCTGTCCTCGACCTCTTTTGGGACCGTGGCCCGGGCGTCGAGCAGCTGGCGGGCGTACTCCGGATCGACGGCGACCTCAGCCAGCCGGGGGCCGATGATGCCCTCGATGGTCTCCCAGTCCAGCTCGGGGTCGATGGCGTCGAGGGTGGCGTCCAGCCAGCGCTGGATCTCCTTGTTGTCCATGCGGGAGGTCATCTCGGTCACTCCGGGGTCGAACTCCCCGAAGCGCAGTGCGGGCTGGCTGCGCTTCTTGATGACCCAGACGATGCCGCGCATGGCGTCGAGGTCGTCCTGCTCCAGCCCGGCCAGGATCTCCTGCCACTTCATGTCGACCGTGCGCTGGACGATCGCCGCCTCGGACACCTTCAGGCTGGAGGCGTCGTAGTGCTCGGGCTCGCCGCCCTCGGGCGTGTAGACAACGATCACGGTGGCTCCTATTCGAGGCGGCGGCGCACGTCGTCGACGACGCGCTCCACTTCGCGGGTGATGCGCGGCTGGTGCGCGCGCACGGTCTTGTCCCACCACAGAGGGGTGGCGTTCTGCTGGGCCCAGCGGCGCCGGTTGCCGAACACGGGGTGACGGATGCGGCCGTCGTTGATCCGGTTGACCAGGCCGACGGGGATGTCGTCCGGCAGGCGGGTCTTGTCGAGCCACACCTTGGCGCCCGGGCTGCCGCCGGTACGGACGCTGATCCGGATGGCGGCCGCGATGGACGCGCGCAGCGGCCGGGTGGTCGGCGACGGGCCGCCGCGCTTGCCGGACCCGCGGCCCTGCGAGGTGATGGCCAGGCCGCGGATGGTGTCTTGCAGGTCGTCGCGCAGCGGCTCGGCGGCCCGGCGCAGCCGACGGTGGAAGGACTGGCGGATGTTCTCGTGACCGGCCCGGCGCAGCCGCGCCGACAGTTCGAGCAGCTGGCCGGTGCCGATCACGCGGACGCTTGCCACTGCACGCTCACAGGGTGGCGTCGGTGCTGATGTACTCGATCTTCGGCAGGTTGGTGCCGTCGTACAGGCCGCTGAAGTTGAACGTGGGCTTGACCACGCCGAAGCCGTCGACGACCGGCGGGCCCTCGTCGAGGCGGATCGCGGGCAGCGTCAGCCGGAACGTCTCGTAGTACGTGGTGGCGATGTTCGGGCCCACGAACTCCCAGACGAGGCTGGTCGCGCCGTCGGAGGTGTGCAGATCGTCCAGGGTGGTGCCGGTGTAGTCCGTCTCCAGGTTCCCGGTGATCTTCACCTGGTCGTTCTCGATCGGCTCCTTCTTCAGGGCCGACTGGTTGGCGTAGTAGCGCTCGAGGTCCTGCGGTCGCTCGATCTTGCAGGACACCTTGCGGATGCCGTCGAGGGCGGCCTCCGTGCCGAAGCTGCCGGTCTTGAGCGCCATCTGCCCGAAGTGGAACGGCGACATGTTCGAGTACGACGCGGCGGCCAGGGTCTGGCTCTCGTCGCAGTCCTTGCCGTCGATCTCGAACGTACCGGTGAGCATCTCGCCCACACCGCAGGAGAACTCACCCGACGTCACCTTGCAGCCGACGAACGTCTTGTCCGTGACCGTGCCGGTGGTCAGCGGCACGCCCTTCTGGATCGTCAGGGACTTGCCCGCGACGGAGGCCAGGGTGTGCGTCTGGAGGTAGGCCGGTCCGGCGCCCTGCTGGACGGGGGTGACGCTGGTGCCCATGAGGGCCTGGAGCAGGATGCCCATCCCCTTGTTGGTCACCTCGAGGTCGATGCTGCCGCCGACCTCGCGTCGGGTGACCACGCGCCTCGAGGACAGCGCCATCAGCCGGCCGGCCGCGATGCCGGCGCTCTGTGCGGTGGTCTTCTTGAGAGCCAGGCTCTCCTTGGTGAACTCGATGAACTTGGCCGGCGCGACGAACGTGCCGTAGGTCGTCTCAGCGGCGATGCCCAGCTGGGCGCCGAGACCGGATCCGATCGCCATGGATCAGCCCTCCCTCTGCTGCGGCACCGACTTGGCCGCGGTCCTCTTGGCCGGCGGCGACGCCGGGGCGTCGGCCGGGGCCTGCTTGGTCTCCAGCGGCACCTGCTCCGGCTCGGGAGCCGCGTAGTCGGCGGGCTCCTCGACCGTCTCCCAGGTGGCGGGCTGGCAGATGTAGCCGTCGTACCGGGCGTCCGGTACCTCGACCACTTCGTCCGGCTCGACGGCCCGCCCCAGTTCGGGGACGGTGACCGGCTCGGGCCCCAGGTAGCGCACACGCGCCATGGCGTACTCCTCTGCGGTGGATGGATCAGATACGGGCCTGGCAGGTCACCATGAAGGCGAGGCCCGCGACGCTGCCCTCGGCCTGGATCTGCTGCAGGTCGCCGGTGGTCAGGTGCGCCCAGAGCACCGCACCGTTCAGGGTCGGCGCCTCAGGCGCCTCGTTGCTCGCGCGCAGGGCGTGCTCGATCTCGCCGACCAGGGCGAACACTTCGTTGCGGCGGGCCTGCATGTCCTTGTCGCCCGCCCGGGCCTCGGCGTAGCCGCTGATGGTGAATGTCTCGTTGCGGGTGCGGGCCCCGGCGCCGTTGAACTCCTGCTGCAGGGACACGGCCGCATCGGCGCCCGGGGCGTAGCCGACGTGGATCCGGCGCAGCTCGGTGATGTTGATGGAGGCCGGGCCGTCGACGATCGCCACGGCGGCGAGCGCCGGCCGCGCGCGCAGGATGGCGAGCAGCTGGTCGATGGCGGTGGGCACGCGGGAGGTCAGCATCACGCCACCCCCGGCGGGAGCTTGAAGGGTTCGAGCAGCTGCAGCACCCGGTTGGGCACGGCGTAGCCGAAGCCGGGGATGGGGTCGGTCACCGACCAGTCGTCGGCCCCGCCGACCGGGACCCGGGACGCCCCGTACTGGGTGCGCCACAGGTGCTGTAGCAGGATGAGCGCGGCGAGCTTTACGGTGGGTGGCACGGCGGCGCGGCCCGCGGTGTACGTCACCGTGTACGTCCCGGCCGGGAAGCACCCACCGTTGAGGCGACCGATGATGCCAGCCGGGCCGTTCAGGCTCAGCGTGTTCGCCGGATAGCTGACCGGGGCGATGGCCGGGCCGCTGAGCGTCGTCACGAACAGCAGCGGTGGGTGAAGCACGGCGAGGGAGGGCCCGCCGCCGGTGAGGACGTCGGTGAACTCCCGCTGCTCGACGACGCCCACGTAGCCCTCGATCACGGAGGCCAGGGCGTCGACGTACACCTGGAGCTCCGCGTCGTGCTGCGCGGTCGTGATGTTCAGCTGCCGCTTGGCCTCTTCGAGCGTCACCAGCGCCATGCCCGCTCCCCTCCTACTTGGTGCCGCGCGGTGCGGCGGCCTTGCGGCGGGCAGGACGACGGGCGGCCCTCTCGACGGACGGCGGCTCCTCGGGCGTCTCGACCGGGGTGTCACGCACCAGCTCGGCGCGCACCCCGTCCGCCCACTTCGCCGCCTCGGCGCCGGGGAGGTCGATCTCCTCCCCGGCGCGCCACGAGAAGCCCTCGCCCGCAACGCTGGTCAGCATGCGGATGCGGGCCATCAGTCACCCAGGCCCTTGTGCAGCTGCTCGACCTCGCGCTCGGCCCGGGCCTCGGCCTCGTCCTTGGCCTTATCGTGCTCCTCCTTGAGGGCCTTGACGTCGGCGTCCGGCTCCGTGGACCCGGTGCCGTCGTCGGCCGGCCCCGCGCTCACGCCGCGCGCGGCGACGTCGACGGCGGACACCGCCTGGACGGCGAGCTGCTCCTTCGCCGCGGCAACGGCCGTGGCCTTGTCGCCGATGAACTCGGGGTTGATCTGGTCCATCGAACCGTCGGCGCGGCGCGACGCCATGACGATGCGGTCGTGGTCGCCGTGCTGGGCCGCGGCCGCGCTCGGCTTGTCCTGCAGAACCCCGGTGTCCGGGGTCTCCTTCTTCGGGCTGGTCGCCATGAGGGCGTCCCTTCCTGTGAGTCGGCGTTGTGGCCGGGGCCGGATCAGGTGGCGGAGTTGCGGTACGCCTTGTAGGCCGCGGTGTCCTGCGGCGTGCCGTCGGTCCGCGCGAAGGCGAGGAACCCGACCTGCAGGTAGTCCGCGTACCGCTCGGCGAGACGCAGCAGCTGCACGTCCTGGACGTCTCGGATGAGGTAGCCGGCGTAGAAGTCGCCGAACAGAATGCTCTTGGCGTTGGCCGCCATGACGGGCATGTCCTGGTTGATGCTGTAGCCGTAGCCCAGCAGCCCGTCCGGGACACCGACCTGGATGGACGGCTCCCACAGCGGGCGGTTCTGGCTGTCCTTGAGCTTGCGCGCGGCGGCCAGCGTGGTGTCGTTGAGCATGAACTGCGCGCGGCCGGAGTTGCGGTACGCCGGGTCCACGGAGTGGATCAGGTCGATCAGGTCGTCGTAGGTGACCGACGTCGTCTGGCCGGTGGTGCCGGTCTTGCCGATGACCGCGTTGGTCTGCACGCCCTCCGGCTGGGCGGTGCCCGTGCCGGTGGTGAAGTGCTGGTTCTGCGCGCGGCCGATGCGACGGCCGAGGACACCGGCCAGCCACGACTCCAGGTCGAACGCGTTGTCGTTGAGCAGCTGCAGGGAGACCCGCACCAGCTTCGACGTGTACATGTACGCGCCGATGTCGTTGGTGCCCAGCGTCACGTCCTGCTCGGTCACCTGGCTGTTCTCCGCCAGGATGGCGCCGACGTTCGCGGTGTCGTCGTTCGTCGGCCACGGCAGCGTCGCGCCGGTCTCAGTGGTGATGACCTCGGCGACGTCGCGCATCGAGCTGTAGAACTTCTGCGCCTCGATGAGCTTGGCCCGGAACGGCGCCGGGACCATGTAGCCGCCGGCCGCGCCGGTGGCCACGCCCTGAGCGCGCAGCTCCTTGCCGTCGACCCAGCCAGAGCGCAGCACGGTGCGCTCCTCGCTGGACAGCTCGGTGGTGCCCTCACGCACCCAGGAACGCCAGGCGTTGGCGTAGGCATCGGCCTTGTCGGCCCCGCCGTGCCGCTCCTCCTCGGCCTCCCTGGTGGCGTCGATGACCTGCGAGTAGTCCACGGTCGCGAGGCGCTGGTGGCGCTCCTCGCGCTCGATGTCGGCGGACAGCCGCTCGACGTCGGCCAGGGCGGCGTCCCAGGCAGCGCGGTCCTCGGCGGACATCTCCGCCTCCGTGGCCGCACGGGACTGGAACTCGGTGGCCTTGTTCCAGGCGGTGGCCCGCTGGTCGAGCAGGGTCTGAAGGGTGGGCATGCGTGCCTCCAGCACGACGGGCCCCGCGCCGGTCGGCGGGGGCTGGGGGATGGGTGTGGGTGCGGCTACCGCGCCAGGCGGTAGCGGGCGGCGAGCAGATCCATCTGCCGCTCCTGACGGCCCCCAGTGGTCTCTCCCGGCTGGGTTGCGTCGCTGCCCCGAGTGGCCGCCGTGGCGGCCGGCTCGTGGCGGAAGTCGAGTAGCTCGGGCCGGTGGGCGGCCCGGCGGTCGAAGGCCTCGGCGTCGCCGCGTGCGGCAAGCGCCACGCCGACGGACCGCAGCGCGGCGTCGGTGCCCTCGTAGGCGGGGAAGGTGACGGCGCTGACCTCGAACAGTTGCAGCTCGCGCAGGATGCGCAGCTCGGCCTCCATGTCGCCCTCGGACGTCTGGACGGTGATGGTCTCCCAGTCGTCCTTGACGGTGCGGAAGCCGAACGACATCCCGGTGATGTTCCGCAGGTCGAGGTTCACGACCAGGTCGCCGACGTAGGACAGGCGGGTGTCGAGGTCCGCGTCGACGGCCAGGCCGACCTGGTCCTGCGCCAGGCGCAGGCTGCCGGCCGACACCCGGGAGACGACCAGGCGGGTGTCGTGGTCGACGAGGAACCGGGCATCGCCCTCGCTGAGCGTCTTGGTGAACGCGCCCGGCGCGATCTCCTCGTAGAACCCCCAGGTGAGGGGGTTGCCGATGGCGGTGCGCTGGTTGAAAACTGCGGCGTGGCCGTCGAAGCCACGCACGCCCTGGTCGTCGCCGGCCGCGCGCAACTGCACCCCGGCCGCCGCCAGGGTGAGGTCGCGTCGCTCCTCATTCCTGCTGTTCATCGTCGCCGCCTTCCTCGCGGTCTGACTCGGGCTCGGGGGTCAGTAGTCGGTGCGCGGCCGCCAGGTGGCGGGCGGCACGCGCGGAACGGTCGTCGGGGCCGGGATCCGCTGGCGCGGCCTGCGCGGCGAGCGGGTCGCTGCCCAGCGGCGCCATGTACGTCGGCTGCAGCCGCATGCCGCCCTCAGGCCCGCCGATGGGTGCGAGGTCCTCGAGCTCACGGATGTCGTCCGCGGAGAAAGCACCGGTATCCCGGAGCGCCCGGTAGAACGTCGCCCGCGCCGAGCTGTCGCCACGCAGCAGACCGTTGACCTGGTACTTCGCATACTGCGTGGAGTCGAGCAGCTCTTTGGTCACGCGCTGCTCGGCCGGTGTCAGCCACGTCGGCGCCAGGTCCCACGTCACGAATCCCTGCGCTTGCTGTTCCAACCCCGTGCCCCACGACGTGCTCTTCTCCGTGGACATCAGCAGGAAGGGGGGAACCCCGAACATCCTGCTCACCTCGGTCACCTGGAACTGCCGGGACTCCAGGAACTGGCTGTCCTTGTACGGCATCGTCACCGGCTGGAACGACGCTCCGGAGTCCAGGACGGCGATGTCGTGGGCGGCCTGCGCCCCGGCCAACTTCGCCTTCCAGCCGGCCTTGAGCTGCTCGGCCTGGTCCCTGCTCAGCCGCTGCTCGGTCTGCAGCACACCGGAGATCATGTTGCCGGAGCCATACAGCTTCGCCGCTGCCTTCTCAGCCGCGAGGCCCAGGCCGATCCCCTCGGCCGCCGCGCGGACTGGAGAGCAGCCGGTGACGCCGTCATAGCCGAGGGCGGGCAGGTGCAGGATCTCCCGGGACGTCAGCCGCTGACGCACACCGTTGTCGTCCAGGACCCAGAAGACCTTGCCGCCGGGGTTCTCCTCGGTCGGCTTCTCGCGGTCGACCTTCACCCGGTCCGGGCGGATCGGCCACAACTGCGCGATCTGGGTCCCTGCCCGGTTGCGGACCTTCTGTGCGTAGGCGTTGCCCCACAGCAGCTGATGCACCCTCAGCAGCCGCCACAGTTCGAACCGGGTCAGCTCCGGGTGCGGGTTCTCCAGCAGCGGGACGGTGACGCGGTCCCTGCTGCCCGACGTGTACGTGTGCAGCGGCAGCGCGGCGGACACGTTCGCGATGACGGACACGGCCCGCCACACGGCCGGCATGTGCAGCGCAGTCGTCTCGGTCACCACGACGCCGGCGTCACCGGCCGCCCCACCCAAGAGGCTGACCAGGTTGGCGGACGTGAGCGGCTGCGCCGGGTTCTCGATGCTGCGCTGCTCGAACAGACCGAACAGACTCATCCTGCCGCCCCCTTCCTACGCGGCTGTACGGGCGCCTGCCGGACCATCTCCCGCTCGGTGGCCACAACCCCCAGGACCCCGCCCAGCATCAGCGCAGCGGGCACGTGCAGCAGCGCCACACCGGCCAGGAAGAGGACGACGAACGCGACCTCGACCGCGAGCAGCCGCTGCTGCCCGGTGGGCCTCGTGATCTTCACCATACGTTCGGCGGCCCTTCCTGCTCGACGTCGTGGTAGATCTCCCAGCCCCACGCCGCGTACGTGCTGGACACGAGGGGGCTGACGTCGACGCCATCCGACCTGCGCGCCCACAGCCACGCGTCACCGACGTCCCGTTTCCGGGCGCCGGCGAGCGCGGCCGCGAGCGGCGCCTGTCCGAGGTGACGCAGCGTGCCCTCGGTCACTCGGTCCTGGAACTGTCCGCAGGCCCCGGTCAGCTGCCGCACCTTGGGGCAGATGACCAGCTCCGAGCGGTCGTCGCGGTCGTCGTCGTCCTCGTACGCCAGAGCCTTGCGCAGTGCCGGCACCAGCGACCCCGCGGGCCCGCCTTCGTCGACGACCCACGCGCACGGGTTCCACTTCCGGTCCCGCTCGAGGACCCAGTCGATGACCCAGTCCGTACCGGGCCGGTGCGCGACAGTCTCGACGTGCACCCCGTCCCCGGAGCCACCGGCCACCGAGATGGCCGTCCACGTCCGCTCGGGCGTCGTCTCGATGGAGAACGCCACCGGGTCCGCCGGCCGTGACGCGCCGTCCTCGCAGGCCTCCCACACGGCCTTGCTGATGACCTGCCACGTCTCGTCCGTGGCCTCGGGGTAGTCGCCCACACCGAGCCGCTCACGGTTGAACAGGTCCGGCCGCATGCCACGCATCTCGCGCAGCACGTACGACGGACGGATCCGGACGCCCAGCGCCGGGTTGGCCCGGGCCCAGGACGCTTCCTCATCGCGGTTGTCGTGCTGGTCGCAGACGACGTTCCCGTCGGGGTCGGTCGGGCACTCCTTGACGTGGTGGTCGATGGAGTACTCGAGGTACGTCAGCGACTGGTCTGGCTCCTCGCCCTCGGCCATGGCCCGGGCGCGCAGCAGCGCCAGCTGCTCGCTCTCGTCACCGAGGCCCGCGGACCCGGTGAACACGAGCTGCGGGTTGTGCCGGGCGGACAGCACGGGCATCAGGGCGCCGATCGGGCCGGCCCGCAGCTTCATGGCCTCGTCCATGATGACGAGGTCGCCGGAGAAGCCACGGCCGCTGTCGCCGCCGCGGGCCAGGAAGCGGATCCGGGCCCCGTTGAAGAACTCGAACCCCTCCTCGCCGTGGGAGCGGCGTACGCGCTTCACACGGCGACTCAGCGAGTAGGACCCCTCGATGAGCTGATCGAGCCGCAGGAACGACTCCTGGGCGGTGTTGAACTGGTGCGCGGTGTGGATGATCAGCTTGTCGCCGAACAGGATCACGCCGCCCAGCTGTCGGGCCTCGAGGAACCCGCCCTTGCCGTTCTGCCGGGCCACGTTGAGGACGACGTCGAGGGACGTCCACCGGCCCTCGTCGTCCTCCTCGAGGGAGTGGTGCAGGGCGAGCTGCTGCCACACGTCGAGGTGCAGGCCGGCGTCCTCGGCGAGCTCGATGCACTCCTGCCCGGCGGCCGAGCGGAAGTCGAGCGCGACCTGGTCCTCGGTGCCGTCCCACCGGCCGGTGCCGATGTGCCGGTACCAGGGCGTCGAGATGATCCGCGGCGTCTGGCACCCGATCACCCGGCACCGCCCTTACGCGCTGCAGCAGAGAGGCGGTCACGGCGTCGCTCGGCGAGCTGATCGACCTTGTCCCCGCGCTCCTTCGGGGGAGCGGCCGCGACCACCACGGCCATGGCCTGCCGGAGCTCGCGGGCGGCGGTGGCGGCGGCCTTGGGGTCGGTGGCCGAGTCGACCTCGGCGGCCAGGCGCAGGGCGGTGGCGGCCAGGGCGTGCTCGGTCGGGTCGACGCCGAGGTCCTCGAGCTGGGCGCTGGTCGCTCTGGCGATCGCGCCTCGGCGCAGGCGGCGCTTGGGTTCGTCACCCATCGGACATCACCCCCCGTAACCAGACAGACAGTCACGGAACGTGACGAGAGGGGAGTGACGGAGCGTAACCGGATGGGCCGTCACAGAGAGTCACTAATGCACCCGAACCGGGTTCGGGGTGGTTAGGAGCACGGCCGCGGGGAGAGAAGCGGGCGACAAGGGCGTTTGGGTCGCCCGCTCCTTCGCTCAACTTCAGACCTACTCCTCCCCCACCAGCCATGATCAGGAGGCTCGCGAGCGCCGTTCGGTGATCGTTCCGAGCCGTTCGGTCGCCCTCGTCGCCGTCGTGGCTCGCTGTCACCAGTCGCGTGACGTCTGGGCCGTGACAGGGCGTGACGCATCCCGTCGGTGCTGCCGGTACCACCGAGTGACCACCCGGTCCATGCCGGCTGATCGCATGGCAGCGACGCGCTCGCGCACCACGTCTTCGCCTGGGTCGACCACGACGATGCGGGCGCCGAGCCTGCGGTAGCGGGCCATGGCCTGGGGCTTGGGCATGGTGTGGATCAGGTAGACGTCGACGTCGTCGAGGTGCTTGCAGGCCTCGTCGATGGCGGCGTAGCGCGCACGCAGCGCCACCCTGCTGGCGATCGGGTCGTGGTTCCACTGGGGCGCGCCCGGGCCGGTGAGCGCCACGGTGATGCGGTCCAGGTCGATGACGATGTCACGCGCCGTGGCGTGGGCTTGGATCCACGTGCTCTTGCCTGCGGCCGGCGGGCCGGTGATGACGTACAGCACGCTGCGTCACCCCTGCGCGAGCTCGGCCCCGTCGCTGTCCCCGCGGGCCTCGAGCACGCTGGTGACGGGCAGCTCGCCGTGGGCGAGGGCCTGGGCGACGTCGGCCCACATGGTGGCGAGGCTGAGGGCCTCGGTGGACCGTACGCCGTGGAGCTGGGCCAGGGTGCGGGACTCGGCCGCGCGGTCGCGCTGCCAGCCGCTGTCGTACTGCTGGCGCTCGCGGGCGTCGTCCTCGTGCCTCACGGCGTCGTTGTACTCGGCAGTGGCGCGGGTGGCCCAGTCGTACGCCTGGTCCTGGGCGCAGCGGTGTTGGTAGGTGCGTCGCGCTCCGTAGTCCCGCTCGTCATCGCTCACGGTCACCATCTCCTCGAGGCTCGGTCCTGCGGCTGTGTCGTGGTGATGCGGTTACCGCGGGCGCTGTTGCAGCGGCGGTGTGCGCTGCGGGCGTTGGCGGGGTCGAGGAGGTCACCGCCGAGGCTGAGCGGCATGGCGTGGTCGAGGGTGAAGGCCCAGCGTGAGCGTTGTGCGGCGTAGCCGGTGAGGCTGTAGTCGATGGGGTTGCCGCAGCGCCAGCAGGGCAGGGCGAGGGCGCGCTGCTGGGCGCAGAGTCTGCGGTAGGGGCGCCCGTTGCGGGGGTTGCCGGCCACGGGCGCCACCTCCTGCCTCAGGGCTGCGCGGCCTCGGATGCGTCCTCGATCTCCTGTTGGGCGTCCGCGATCGCGCGCCTGTTGGCTGCGCTGAGGCCTTCCATGTACATGTCCGTGTAGTCGTCGGCGGGGAGGCCTGCGCACTCCGAGGGCTCGGGGTCCTCGCCGGTCTCGGGGTCCCAGTCTTCCGGGCGGGAAGCGATGACGTCGGCCCAGGCGTCGACGCAGGCCTTGCGTGCGGCCGCTGGGTCCACGGTCTTGGTGGCGGTCACGGTGGGTGCGGGCGATGCGGGCTTGTCGCTGTCGCCTCCGCTGCTGCAACTGGCTGTGAGGGCAGCGAGGGTGAGCAGGGCGAAGCAGGTGACTGTGCGTGCGTTCATGGTCCCCCCAAGGGCGTCTGATGCTTGAGGGGGCATCATCCGCCGTGGGGCGGCGCTGTGAGGGCGGCGTGTTGCTCTTGTGACACGGCGAGGTGCCGGCGTTCAGGTCGCCTGGGCCTCGCCGTGGGTCTGCAAGGTGGGTCTGGTGCCGACGAGGCGGAGGGCGCGGTCGCGGGTTGCGCGTTCGGCGCGGGCGACGGCCCTGCGGGCGTAGAGGGGGTGGCCGTGTGCGTCGAGGCCGCAGGGGGCGAGGTGGCCACGGTGGGCCCAGGAGCGGATCGTGGCGGAGGTGACGGCGGCGGCGCCGGCCGAGACGAGGCGGCGCCAGTCAGTGGCCAGCCGGGCGGCTTCGGTGGTTGTCAGGTGGTCCATGGTCACCTCCTGTGCACATGCCGAGGCCCCGGGGCCGGGGGGAGGGCTCCGGGGCCGTATGGGCACACGTGTTCTGCTGGCACGAGTGTTGCGCTAAGTAGCGATCTTTGTCCAGCAGGAACGCGTTGGGAACGCGCCGGCCCGCCCCGTTCGGGTTCGGGGCGGGCCGTGTGAAGCGTCGACCGGGACCAGTCGAGTGCCGGGGGCAGTGTGGCACAGGAGGGTGACAGTCGGTCAGGCGGCGGTGGTGTCGGTGGCGGCCTGGTGGACCTGCAGGAAGTCGGCGCGGTGCTCGGCGTACGCCTCGGGGGTGAGGTGGTGGCCGCAGGTCTCGCAGGTGATGTCCCACTGGCCGTCGATGGCGACCAGGTCGAAGGTGCCGCATTGGGGGCAGGGCGCTGCCTTGTGATGCTCGTGGGGGGTGGCGTGGGTGAGGTCGCGGATGCGGGCGATGAGGTCGCCGAGCTGGCGGTGGAGGTCGCCGACCCATGGCTGTGTGAGGGCGTACGGCAGGTATCGGGTGAGCCAGGTGCACCAGCCGGTGACGGTCTCGCCGTGGCGTGGCCATGCCTGCTCGCAGGGGCGCACATGGGCGGTGCCGTACGGGTCGCGGGTGACGGAGGGCTGTGTGTAGGCGATGTGGCCTGCCCAGCCGCCGAGCCAGGCGAGGATCGGCACGGTGCCGTCGTCGTCTGCGTGGCGGGGGTCGACGTGTCCGGGGCCGAGCAGGGTGAGCACGCGCAGGTCGACGGGGATGGGCGCGGTGGCGCGGCCGGTGCCTCCGAGGCGTCCCTGGGCCGGGGCGGTGGCCGGGGTGAGGAACTGCGCCAGCAGCCGGGCTTGCTCGGGGAGTTCGGAGAGCCAGGCGCGGAGCTCGGCGGCGTGGCGGGGGCAGACGTGCAAGCCGGCCTCGGTGGCGCGACGGCAGACGGTGCAGCTACTCACGGTCGGCTCCGGTGTCGGTACGGCCGCAGGTGTGTTCGGCGCCGTTGGTCCTGAAGCCGGCCTCGCAGCAGTCGCGGTGCTGCCTGTGCAGCTGCTCGAGGGCGGCGGCTGACTGTTCGGCGTAGGTGGCGACCTCGTCCTGGAAGCGTTGCAGGCTGGCGGCGCCCTCGTCGCGGAGGATCTGCGCGTGCAGGGAGCCGACCATCTCAGCGAGCACGCAGCGGGGCAGCAGCGCGTCGAGCCGCTCGGCTCCCTGCCCGGAGCGGAATCGCCCGAACAGGAGCAGCATTACGGCCGCTTGCCCGTGGGCGCAGTGGGCTTCCTCGGTGATCTGCAGGCCGGTGTTGTGGGTGACGAACAGGTCGCCGGGCTTGATCATCTTGAAGTGGGTCACGTGGTCTCCGGCCGGTGGGCGGTGGGCATTCGTACTGGCGGGTAGGGGGTGGGGTCTCGCGCGCCTGCGATGCGCGCACGCGATCGCAGGCGCGCGTGCGCGCGAGACGGTCAGTGCCGGCCGCGGGGCGGTGGTCCGTACGGGCTGGCCCAGGCGGGCCGGTCGGGGCGCTTGACGGGCTTGCCGTGCGGGGCCTGCACGGTTGCGGTCGTCTGCAGGGCCTCGGTGAACTTCCGTGCAGCAGCGGCTGCGGCCTGCAGGGCGGGCTGCATCGCCTGGAAGGCGTGGACGATTGCCTGCGTGAGCTGTTGGCCCATCTCGGCGGCGGCCGCCCGGGCTTCAGCGGCGACGAGCTCAGTGTGCTCTGTGGGCTCGCCTGCTTCGGCGGCCCGGACCGCAGTTTCTGCGGTGGGCGGGGTGAGGCCGTGGTTGTCCACCAGTCGTAGGACCAGCAGGGCGTGGGCGGCGGCACGGCCGGTGAATGGCACCACCGGGACGGGCGTCAGCTCCCGAGGGGCGTTGTCGACCTGGTCGTGGATGTCGTCGGGGGTCATCGGTTCCTCGCGATCTCGCAGCGGCCCGTCTCGGTGTGCTGCTCGGAGCAGGCCGGGCCGCAGCGTTGGGCGAGCTCGGCCGTCCAGGCGGCGATGCCGGCGTATTTGTCTTCGGTGCTGTGGCCGTCCCACTGGGCGCGGGCGTCGGCCGCCGTCACGTGCTCGAGGTGGCGGAAGAGTGTGGCGTCCTGGGGGGAGATGTGCCAGGACGCCTGGCGGCCGCCGAGGGTGAGGTAGAGGAGCCACCAGCCGGGCTCGTCGACGTCCGGGGCCGGGGCGATGACCGCGTGGTCGACCATGGCGGCGAGCAGGGCAAGCAGGTGGGCGCGTTCGCGGTACGCCACGTCGCGGTCGTGCTGCATCCGGTCGGCGCGATCGGCCTGTTCGTTGCGCCAGCGGGCGACGGTGGCGTAGTCGTCCTGCAGTTGCTGCAGGCGGGCCTCGTGGTTCTGCTCGAAGCAGGTGGAAGCACGGGCGCAGGCGTCGAGGACGCGCGCGACGACGGCCAGGCGCTCCGGAGCGGGGTAGCTGTTGAACTGCTTCAGCCACTGGCCGGGGGTGGGGCGGACGTGCTGGTCGCAGCCGTCCTCCTCGCCGGTGTGGAGGCGTGCCAGTTCGGCGGTGAGCCGGTTGATGTCGCCCTGCTGGTCGAGGAGTTTCTGGGCGGCGCCGACGAAGTCGGGGTAGTCGGCCATGGGTCACTTCTCCTTGGGGTGGGTGGTGGTGCCGAGGGCGTCGATGGCGTGGAGGGTGGCGAGCTCGGCGGCCGCGGCGGCCTGGGCGCGGGCGTGGGCGCGGCGTTCGAGGAGTGCGTTGTGCAGGTCGATGAGTCGGGCGATGAGGGTGTAGAGGCCGAGGGCCAGGGCGACGACGAGGATCAGGCCGAGGAGGGCGGCGAGTCCGCCGATGGCGGCGACGATGAGGGTCTGGTGCGGGGTCATCGGGCGCCTCGTCCTCGGCGGCGGTCGGCCAGGTCGCGGGTGCATTCGCGGGTGAGGAGGGCGGTGGCGAGGGCGCCCATGGCGGCCCACCACCATTCGCCTCGGGCGGCGGCGTAGGTGGCGGAGGCGGCGCAGAGGAGGGCTATGAGGGCGGCGCCGGCGATGGTGCGTCGGGTGGGCATGCGGTGCTTTCGGAGGTTGGGGGCGATGGTGAAGCCGGAGCCGGCCAGGTACTCGTCGATGCGTACGGCGACGTCGGCGGGTTCGAAGGGCTTCATGGGGTCGGTGGTGATCCACCAGTCCCAGAGGGCGTCTTCGACGACTCGGCGGTGGCCGGCGGGGCTGGGCTGGGCGCGCAGGTGGCGGAGGGCCCGTTGGACGGCGGCGGCCGCGGCGAGGAGGAGCGCGGCGGCCGCGGTGACGAGGGCGGGGGCGGCGGTGGCGAGTCGGGTCATCGGGCCCTGCCTGAGGCGCTGATGCGGGTGATGGCGGTCGGGGGTGGTCATCGCTGCCACGGATGCGGCCGTATGCCGGTGCGGACGCGGCCGGGGGTGCGTCGCTGCTGTGCGGCACGCCGGCGGGCGGTCTCGCAGCTGGCGAAGTGGGGGCGGCGCTGGACCTCGCGCTGTTCGAGGGCGGGGCGGGTCTTGGTGAGTTGGCGGGTCCAGTAGCGGCCGCCGGTGTCGACGTGTACGGCCTGGTTGCCGGTGGGGTCTTCGGCGGGGTCGATGGCGATGGTGCGGCGGTTGGCTTCTGTGAGGCACCACAGCACGCGGGCGCCGCAGTCGGGGCAGGTCCCGAAGCCGTTGGGGGTGGGCGGGCGCGGTATCGGGTTCGGCATCGCAGGACGGTTCCTCTCAGGCGGGTCTGCAGGCGGCGCAGCGCTGCAGGGGCAGGGGCGTTGGTGAGGTCCAGCCGCAGGCGGTGCAGGCGTACGGCTGGGGGCCGTTGGTATGCGGTGGGTGGGCCGTCTGGGCGCGGTCGGCGGCGAGTTCGGCGCAGGCCTTGCAGGGGGCGCCGGTGTAGCGCTGGAAGCCGAGGTAGCAGCCGTCGGTGCCGCAGCGGCCGGGGCGTACGGGGAGGGCGGCGCCGAGGATCCACCGGCCGGGGTCGCGGATGTCCTCGGTGGGGGTCCAGGCGCGCAGCCGGGCGAGCTGGTCGCGGATGTCCTCGGCCCAGATCCCGCCGTCGAGCTGGCGACCGATCTCGCGGGCGATGCGCCGGACGGCGAAGTCCCCTGCGGCGGGCAAGAGGTCAGCCACGGGCGTCAGGACGGCCCAGACGCGTGGGCTGAGGGTCAGCTGGGGTCCGGCGTACGCGGGGGGCGCAGCGGGGCGTACAGGGCCGCGCAGCGCGAGCGGCACCACAGATCCGTTACCGGCGGTATCCACAGGGGGCGCGACCCACTTACGGTCATCTCGCCTACGGCGGAAAGCCCCACCCGGCTGCGTGGTGCTCTCGTCAGTCAGTCCAGTGTCTTCCTTAGACGCGAGGGATCCGCCATTCGTGTCCGCACCCGATCCGCCATCTGTGTCCGGTCGTACGGGCTCGCCGGCCACGGGGTGCAGGGGGTGGTCGTGGACCTCGTAGAGGTGGCGGCCGTGGACGCCGGCGCGGCGGTGCACGGTGATCCAGCCGAGGGCCTCGAGCTCGTCCGTCATGCGCCGGGCGGAGCGCTCGGTGACGCCCAGGAGCTCGGCGAGCTCGGCGGCCGTCACGGGCGTGTTCGTGGCTGTGGCGTAGGTGAGGGCGCAATACAGGACGAACAGCGGGCGGCGCAGCGTCTTGGCGGCCGCGACGGGCACGTACGCGAAGTGCTCGCCCCGGGCGACGTCGCGGCACCAGCGCTCGGCGCTCTCGCCGTCGCCGGCCGCGTCGGTGTGGCGGATCGTGTTGAGTTCCGGTTCGCCGTCCGGACCCGGGGCCGACAGCTCGGCAAGGTACCGCTCGGCGGTCCGCTTCGCGTCGCCCATGAAGCCGGCGAGGGTGGCCACCAGGGCGCGGCACCGCTCGGCACGCTGCGCGAGGGCGGCGACCTGCGCCCAGTACGCGACCGCGCTGTAGGAGTAGGCACCGCTGCCCCACACCCGCTTGGGCACCTTCACCTTCTGGCGGTGCCACGGAGACAGGCCGGCCCCAGCTGCAGCAGCGCCACCGGCCCCGCCACACAGGTGGCGAGGCTCGGCGACTGCAGACGGCTGGGGCACGGTGTCCTAGGAGTTGTCGGCGAGCTCGTCGCCGTCGGGAACGGTGTAGGTGGCGCCGCACGGGCCGGTGCGGATGCCGGGGCCGGTGTGGCGGTGGAGGTGGCCGCAGCCGCCCGGCCCGTCGCAGCGGACCGTGTACTCGGTACGGCCGGAGGTGACGATCGGGTCCGCGGCCACGGCGGCCGGGCCACCCCAGCGGGGCGGGTCGTCGGGCAGCAGAGCTAACTGCTCGCGGCTCATCCCTCGGCCTCGCTGGGATGCGCTGGCTCGCTCCTGGTGACCGCCGGGGCCGGGCGGACGAGGGTGACCGGGCGGACGAGCTCCTTGGGCTGCCAGGTGCCGTAGTCCGGGCGGCTGATGAACCCGGCCTCCTCCAACAGGTGCATGGAGATGCGGATCTGCTTGGGACTCAGGTTGGTGCGCTCGGCCAGGCGGTGGGCGTTCTGCGGGCCGTCGATCGGCAGGTAGCCCGAGACGCCGGCACAGTGCGCGAGGGTCATGGCGACCAGCCGGGCGTTGGCGTGCAGCTCGCTGGAGAGCACGTCGTTCTCAAACCGGTCGCGGTCGTACTGCTCCTGCGCCAGCCGCGGCCGCGGCTGCGGCGGCTGCGGGGGCCGCGGCGCCCGGGCCAGGACGGCGGGCGACGGTATGGCTCTGGTGATGGGCTCGGTCATCAGGTCCTCACAGGTGTGTCGGTTCGGTGCCGGGCCCCCGGCTCGGGGCCCGGCGGAGGGTGGTTCGGATGCCGCCGTTCAGCGGGCGGGCAGGGCGAGCTGCAGCGTGGTCTCGGAGGCCTCCTGCAGAGACGCGGCCGTGGTGGTCAGGGACACCTCGGCGCCGTTCTGGCGCGTGCCCCAGCCGGTCCGGGCGCACGTTGCGGCCCCGTACCAGCGCATGACGCGCAGGACCGTCCAGGCGCCGATCACGGCGAGCGGCATGAGCAGCCACGTCACGGCCCGCTGGCGCATGCGCTCGTCGGACCGGTGGACGCTCAGGTAGCGCAGGGCCTGCGCCCAGCCGATGAGGAACGGCACCACCAGGAAGCTGGCCGGGGGCGGGTTGTCGTAGCGCAGCGGCTCGACGACCAGGAGCCAGCCCAGGACCGCGGTCGACAAAGCGACTTGGAACCAGCGCAGCAGGTGCGCCCAGTAGGCCCAGCCGGACAGCGGCAGGTACCGCATGCGCCATATCGAGCGGATGGTGGAGCCGCGCATCCACCGCATGTACATGCGGGCGAAGTGGCTCGGCTTCTCCGGCAGGGCGGTGAACACCACGGCGGACGGCTGCTGCACGGTACGGCCGCGCAGCAGCGCGTACAGGGTCAGCAGGGAGTCGTCGGAAAACCCCACGGGGCGCCCCATGAACGTCTCGTTGAGGTAGGAGTCGAGGTTGTCGCGCACCACCGGGGCCCGGTAGGCGGCGAGCGGTCCGGAGTTGACCAGGACGGCGCCCATCGCGGACAGCGCGGACCGGTCGGTGAGCTGGCCGGTGGTGAACCACAGGTCCGTGACCCGGGTCAGCAGGTTCCGCCGGTGGTTGGTGGCCAGCACGATGCCGGCGACCGACTGCACCCGGGCCCGGGCGAACGGGATGAGGAGCTCCTCGATGGCGTTCGGCGCCAGGCACGAGTCGGAGTCGACCGTGATGTAGACGTCCGCGTCCGGCGAGGCCTCGACGCCGGCGGCCTGGGCGTGCCGCTTGCCCCCGTTCGGGGTGCGCTGCCACGTCGTGGCGATCCCGGCCTCTCGTGCGTGGCGCAGCCACCAGGCGCGCACCTCGGCGTAGTCGCCGGTGGTCGACCCGTCGTCGACGACGTGCACCGAGTCCGGGCGGCGGGACTGCTCGAGGAGCGAGGCCAGCCCGAGGCGGAGGTAGCCGTCATCTTCGTTGTAGACGGGCAGCAGCACCGCCACGTGGAGGGCGTTGAGCTGCCGTCGGGCCCGCGGGGATGCCTTGCGGGGCCGCTCGCAGTGGTACATGAGCGTCTGGCTCAGCAGGATCAGGAAGGTGACCGTCCACACGGCGGCCAGGCGGCTGCCGGTCTCGTTGCCGTACGAGGCGGCCTGCACACCGTGGTGCGCCGCCCACACCGCGGCGGCGACGAGGGTGACGGCGGCCGCCAGGACAGTGCCCGAGCGGTGCACGCGGGCGTCCAGCGCTCTCGGGGCGGTCACTGCTGCCCCGCGTTCTTGCCGCGGCGGAAGCCGAAGCGCAGCAGCAGGGCACCGGCCACGACGACGCCGGCGGCCGCGGCGAGGAGCCACCAGCCGGTGACGACGGTCGTACCGATGACGAGAGCTCCGGCGGTACCGGTGCGGGCGAGCTGGGCGTTGTCGGACACGTGGATTCCTGTTCGCTTCAGACCGGCCTGGGCCGGTGGTTGTGGTGGGCCCGGGCATGCCCGGGCGTCATCTCGTGCGGGGGGAGGGGTCGGGGCGGCCAGCGCGGTGCCACGGGCTGTGCCGGTCGCACAGCCAGCCGCCCGCGTACAGCCGGGCCCGGGTCAGGGAGTGCCAGCCGGTGGGGGCCTGGCACTCCGGCACGGGCTGGCCGGGCCGCCACGGGTAGGCAGGGGCCGACCGCCCCGGGCTGGGAGGGGGCGGGGCGGTCGGCCCGGTCATCAGGAGCTCCCGCCCGGCGTGGCAGGCGAGGGCACCGGCGGGACACGCGGCCCGGGCAAGGCCAGGGCCGCGACCGACAGGCGCGTCACCGAGAACGGCCGCCCGGGCAGGACGTCGCCCGCGGCCAGGCCCTGCTGGTAGCCGGCCGCCAGGACACGCACGGCGGTGACTACCAACTGCTCGGCGGTGCACCCGGTCTGCGCCAGCAGCGCCAGGTCCCGGCGCAGCCCCGGACGGCGGCGCAGGTCGATGTCGAGCCGGTCAGCGCTCGCCCGGCGCGTGAGGTGCGCCACCGGCTCACCGGGCGGCTCATCGCGTGGCGCACCGTCCCCGCCGTTGTCCGGCTGGTCACCGGCGCTGACCTGCGGCGCATCCGCATCGTCCGGCGTCGTGGACGGCTCACCGGGTGGCTCATCGTCCGGCGCATCCTCGGCGTCGAGCCGCTCGAAGTCGCGGCGCACGGTGTCCTTGGAGACCTTCAGCCGCTTGGCGATGGCGCGCTGGCTCATGCCCTCGTGGCGCAGCTGGCGCACCAGCTCGAGCCGGTCAGCTCGGGTCACTGTGCGCCGCCGATGTGAACGGGGCGGCCGTCGCGGACGATGGTGAGCCTGTGCGGGCCGGCCTCGAACCACAGGTCGCTCAGCGGGTCGGGGTCGTCGTCGACGGCGAAGCAGCCCACCATGCCGTCGAGGAACTCGGTGTCCGGGGGCAGGGTGTGGCACAGCAACTGCATGTTCAGGAAGCCGTGGTTGCCGGCCGCGACGAGGTAGGTCTCCCCGAAGGCGGCCGTCTCGCCTGCGGCCTCGTAGTGGACGTGGACCAGGTCGCCGGGGCGGGCCGGGTACCAGGGCGCGGACGTGAGGGCAGCGCCGGCGCCCATGAGGATGCCGATCTCACCGGGCAGGTCCCGGGCGCGCTTGGCGTCCTCGGCCTGGGCGAGCGGGCTCTGCTCGGCGTCCTCGGAGAGAGGGAGCTGCGCGGCGATCTTCAGGGCGAGCACGTCGACCTGCATCGCCCACGGCTGCGGGGCCTGCGGGGCCGGGTTCTCGATGTGGGCCAGGGCGCGGCCGTAGATCAGGTCGGCGGCGGGCACGTCGTCGACGGGCTGCTTCAGAACGCGGGTGATGATCTTCAACGCCTCGGTTCGGCGCATGGAGGTACTCCGGATGTGGTGTGGTGGTGGCCGGGCGACGGGACGGGGGTCAGGTCGCGTCCCGCCGCCCGGGGATCAGGTGGTGCGCTCGGCCTTGAGGCGGCGCGCGGTGGTGGCGATGGCGCCCACGGGCACGGTGATGTGGAATCCGGCGCGGGTGAGCTCGGCGGCCTGGGCGCGGGCGATGCGGGTGATCTCGTCCTGGCCCAGCCCGCGGAGCTCGTAGGAGAGGCGGGCGGCGAGGACGGCGATCGCGGCCTCCGCCACGAGCCCGGGACGAGTCGGCATCAGTCCTCCGGTGTGCTGGTGTCGGCGCGGGCCAGGGCCTGGCGGGCGCGGGCGAAGTCCAGACGGACGTAGGCGGGGAGGTGGCCGGGCAGGATGCGCACCGCCCACCGGTCGGGGATGTGGATGTGGCGGCCGATCAGCGCGTCGGCGGCGGCTCCGAGGAGCCACCAGGCGGCGACCAGGACGGCGAAGCCGAGCAGCAGGTTCATCACCATGTCGGGCCGTCCTTCTCCTCGAAGTGGGCGAGGGCGATGTCGAGGTAGACGGCCTCGGACCAGCGGCCGTCCGCCGGCGGTACCCACGGGCGGGCCTCGACGACGCCGTGCCGCGCGTGGTGCAGGGCGGCGTCGGCCACCAGTTCCGGCGCGGCGAGTGCGTCGACGTCGAGGAGGGCGCAGTGCTCGTCGGCGTCGTGGGCGGACCAGCCGGTGACGTGCGACCACGCCACCGTCAGGCCGCGGTCCCTGGCCGTGCGGGCCAGGGCCGGGGATCCGGCCGGCCACACGGCCCTCACGTACAGCTCGGACGCTCCGGTCCGGCCGCGCCGTAACCCGGCCTCGAGGCAGGCCGGTTCCAGGGACACGGTGCGCAGCGCGGCGTGCACGGCGTCGGCATACGGGAGTTGCGGCAGGACCAGGATGCGGGTGGCCTCGCCCACGGACAGCTGGCTGCTGCCCTGGGTGCTCTTCCCACGCTGGGCCGGTTCGGCGGCGGCGCTCACTGGGCACCGCCCGGCTGCTGCTCGGCGAGCCGGGCAGCGATCCACTTGGCCGCCGCGGCGACCGTACGAGCGGGCGTCTCCTCGTTCGTGACACCCCAGTTGAACCGGCCGTACTTGGCCGGGGTGGGCAGGGCGCCCGCCCGCCAGATCGTCCCGCGGCGCTTGCCGCGGCCCTGGGTGATGACGCCGACGACGTCGGTCTCCGCCGGCCGGGTCACGCCCTTGCGGGTGACGACGAAGTCGTACGGCTCGTCGCTGTTCAGGCGGCCGAAGTCCAGCCAGGGCTCGCCCGGCCACAGCAGTAGCCCGGCCATCGTGCGAGGCGGCTGGCCGTAGCCGTGGGCGGCGTGCGCGCCCTGGGAGGTCGAGGCGTCCTCACCGTGGACGACGAGGGCGGCCTGGCAGGAGCGGCACACGATCCGCACCGTGGTCCGGTCGTAGCGGTCGCCGTGGGCGCAGTCCTCGTTGCGGCAGGCGTGGGCCTCGCCGTCGTGGCGGCCGCGGAACTCGCCGTGATCGGTACGGATGTCCACCGACCATGAGGGCCGCTTACAGCTCGCGTAGTGCTGGGGTTCCTCCCAGCCGAGATACGTCTCCAGTACCGAGGTCACCGCTCACCGCCGACGGCCTGGTCCTCGGCGAAGTCCTCGGCGGGCAGGTAGGGCACCTGCTCGTCGGGGTCGCCGGCGGCGAGGCAGTCGGCGGCCGCGAGTTCCGCACCGGCCCGGGCGAGCGCGTTGGACACGCACTGTGGGGTGCAGTACCAGCGGGGCCCGCCCTCGACGCCGGCGACCTCGACGCGAGCCCAGCCGAACAGGGCCGGGTCGGACGCGTCGTAGTCGTCGACGGTGCCGCACCCGTCCGTGGGGCAGGGGGCGTGGATGTCGCGGACCAGCTCGGCGTCGAGCAGGGAGGCGAGCGCCATGCGGTCCTCGCCCTCGACGACCAGGTCCGCGCGGCCGCCGTACGGCGACCGGCAGTTCACGGTCACGCGCTTGATCGGATCCGTGGCCGCGGGGATCACCGCACTGCGGTCCCAGGTGAGCGTCATGGGCAGGCCGTCCAGGGCGGTGGTGCCGCACTCGGCGGCCACCGCCACAGCGGACACCAGCAGCAGATCGTCACCGCGGCGGCCCTCGCACAACCGCAGGACCGCCTGTGCCCGGCGGTGGTCGCCGGCGATCGCCGCCAGCTGCGCACGTGCGTCCTGCAGTTCGGCGCGAACTCCCTCCAGGTCCGCGCGGGCCTCGGCGTAGGCCTGGTCGCGGGCGGCGGACACGGCGGCCTCCACGGACGCGGCGTCGAAAAGGATCCCGGCGTGCTGTTCGGCCTCGGCCAGCTGCTCGGCGGTGGCGCCGCCGTCCTGGGCGATCCTCGCGTCGAGGACCGCGGCCGCGGCCTCGGCCACCGTGGCGGCCTGGTGGGCGGGCTCGGCCGGTCCGGCGGGCACGGGCAGGGCGACACCGAACGTCGCGAACGCGTCCTGCAGCGTCATCGGGCGGGGGGTCTCCGGGGGCAGCGCCCCGGGCGGAGTCTGGGATGATGTCGTCAAGGTGATCCACTCCTGTCGTGGGTTTTGGGTGTGGATGTGCCGTAGGGGTCGTGCTCCGGGGACCAGCCGGGCGCGGCCCCGTACTCGTGTGGGTCAGGCAGCCGAACGGCGGGCGGCACGGGGGCGCTTCAGCGGCGCCGGCGTTCGCTCCGCACCTCGGCGGGCCCCCATCGGGACGAGAGCGCGCAAGAGGTCGGCATCTTCCGGGGTGAGCGGCGGTGCCGCGTCGACCATCTGCCGGATGTAGGCCCGCCGTTCCTCGCGGGTCACACCGCGCTCCCGGCCATTTCGTCCGGCTGCGAGCGCTGCTCGAAGTCTTCGATGTCCATGTCGAGGAGGGCGGCGAGGACACTCCGGAGCTTCGGCCGCGGGGTGTAGATGCCGCGTTCGATCCGACTCAGGTGTGACTCGTCCACGGGTGCGCCAGCTTCGGCACACAAATCGGCCAGTTCCTGTTGAGTCATGCCACGTCGCAGCCGCTGCTGCTTCACTCGACTTGCTGTCTGGCTAGGCATGCAACGCAACTTAACGCAGAGAAACACAGAAACGCAAGCACCGGACAGCAAGTCACCACAAGTGACCTGCGGTGTAGACCAAGGCAAGTTGCGCTAGCCTGTGTTTCCCTGCTCAGGAGGGGTCTAGATGTCGGATCCGCACAAGCGGCTTGATGACGCGATGAACCAGCGCCGCCTGGAACTCGGGCTGCAGTGGCGCGACCTCGCCGCGGCGGCGGGTGTCTCGTACGAGGCTCTGCGCGCAATCCGTCGAGGCACCTCACGCCCTGCCGATCTGACAGCTCGCAGACTCGAAGAGGCGTTGCAGTGGGAGCCGGGCAGCGTACGGGCCGTGCTCGCCGGCGGCACGCCAATCGTCCGCGAACCCGACCCAGAGGGCTCTCCCGCGCAGGATTCTGGCTTGCCTCCCGGCGAAGCGCTACGGCTCGTCATCAGCGCCGCGGCTCAGAAACTGGGGTTGGGAGCGGATGACCTGGAAGACATCTTTCAGGCTGTCCGCCGCGATCTCGCCGAGACCGAAGCAGCCCGGCAGGCAGGCCGCGCAGATCCAGCGCCGTACGGCACTCCAGATCTCTCGGCCATGATGCTTGAGGCTCGGCTCGCGGCCGGCCTCAGCCTGGAGGACGTCGCGCGGCTCACCGCCGCCGCGCCGGGGAATCCCGCGGCGCTCGACGTGGGCTGGCTAGGCCGCCTGGAAGAGGCCGCCCTGAGTCCAGACGAGTTCCCTGAGTATCCCCAGCTGGACGCCCTGGCCTATGCGCTGAACCTGGACCCTGCGCGGGTACAGGAGGCAGCAGGCGTGCAGTTCATGAACGTGCACTCCGTGTGGAGCGATGACGGCCAGTCACGGGCTGTGGGCGTAGGCCCAGTGAGCCCCGAGGACCACCAGAAGCTGCAGGCCCTACTGCGGATGTACCGACGAGCCCCGAAGAAGTGACGGGGTGGTCGACCCGTTTTGCCGGGCGACCAGTCGGCTTTCAGACATCCAACTCGGGCGCTTCTGCGGCAGTTTGAGATTACCCATACGGGCTATCCGTAGTTGCGTCGTGGCCAAAAGTGATCGGTCGTGTGCATGATGTCGCCCCCGCGTGGCAGCGGATCGGTCAGTTCAAGCGCTTTCCTCCCCTGTGCGGGGTAGGGGGCGCGGCAGCTCAAGGAGGCAGTGTGTCAAACACGCCCCATAGGCACGTGCAGTACCGATGGGCCGAGGAAGGAGAGCTCGAAGAGGGCTGCATTGTCGACATGCGGGCCCCGGCCGCGAACCGCGTGGCCGTGCTCTTCTCGCCGCCACACGTGAGTGAGCGCCTGGCCAGGCAGCTCACGCGGATTTCCAGCCATCAAGTCGCTCACGGAGCCTGGCGCCAGGGCGGTGCTCCTGCCCCTGAGGGACAGTGGCTTTCGGTCACACGATGGGAGCGTGTACCTGGCGCATGGCTCCCCGCAGGGTGGCTCGTCGCCGCGGCCGAGGAGGCCGGCACCTGCATATGGCTCGTCAACGAGGACGAGTGCACGCACCGCCTGCAGAACGACATGAACGACATGCTGTATCAGCTGGCCTGCAAGGGGGTGTACCTGCAGTGCTGGTTCCGGTGCCCGCCGCCCTCTGCTGGCCCGCGCCCCACCCCGGTGCTGCGCCCGTCGGAGCCGCTGGCATTGCCGTAA